TATCCGGTACTGGAACGACAAGGCCGAGCGCTGTCGCACCAAGGTCGGCTACACCGGCGAGGATGGCATCAAGCCGGGCGTCGCTTATCGCCTCAACGACAAATTCGAGCTTGTCGAGGTTGAATCATGAACTACCACCTAACCGCAGTCCGCCGCAATGGCCGCTGGTACTCGCGGATCAAGCATCCTTCTGTGCCGCTGGTGATTGGCTGCAGCGGAGCGCAGACGGTAAGTATTGCCAAGCAGTTGTTGGGCGTCGTTGATCAGCCTGTGCCGAGGGGGATTGCGTGATGGGTGAGTATACGAAAGAGCCGTGGGCCTATACCGGTGAAGAGAATGGTGATTTTGTTGTCTGGGGTGCCGGAGAGCATGAATTTGTCGGCAATGTCGGTGCAGCATTCCAGCAAGTTGGCGTGGTGATTGACCTGGATTACGCCAACGCCCGCCGCATCGTGGCTTGTATCAATGCGCTTCAGGGCGTGCCTACAGAGCAATTGGAAGAGGCTGCGCGCGCAGGTATCAAAGACGTATCGATGGGCAACCTATTTAGCAGCCGGCTTGCACTCCAAAAGCAGCGCGACCAGCTGCGGGAGGCGCTGAAAGAAGGTCGGCGCGCGATTGGTGATCACTTTGCGCCTGATCACTGCTACGCAACGGGGCCAATGACTGGCGACCCCGTTCGCGATCTAGTGCAGTGCCCGGCCTGCTCGTTCATTGCTATGTATGACGCAGCCCTCGCAGCCGCAGGAGGTGAGTGATGGCAATCAATGATGGTGGTGCGGCGTTTCCCGAAGCCGGATTGAGCGGATTGCCCAACGGCGAATTTATCCAAGGTCGTGCCGGCATGAGCCTGCGCGACTACTTCGCGGCGAAGGCCCTGCAGTCGATCATTCAAATCGAGGGCATTAACCAGCACGCCGGGAGCGACGAAATAGACGCGAAGATCGCCTACCGCTACGCCGACGCCATGCTAGCCGTGCGCGCAAAGGATGCAGCCCAATGACCCCCACCATCCACAGCCTCCACATAGATGCCATAGAGGGCGGCTGGCACGCACATGGTATTAGCTCGCTGGGGCCGATCAATCGCATCGGAGCGACGAAGGAAGAAGCGCGGCAGCTCGCAAAGATGCAGGTTCGGGAGTATGTGCGGAAGTATTCGCGCCAAGATTATTTGAGGAGTTTGTGATGAGTAATGCACTGGCAACGATTCAGAATCAGATTTACGCGATCAAGAACAGCTTCGAGCAGGTCGCAGTCGATCGCTCAGTTAACTTCGAGCGCGAGGCCGGCTTTGCTATTCAGTCGATCACGGCCAACGACTATGCGACCAAAATTGCTCAGCAGAACCCGCAGTCGGTCATCAATGCCGTAACGAACATTGCGGCGATCGGGATCAGCCTGAACCCGGCCAAGAAACAAGCCTACCTGGTGCCGCGCAAGGGCGGCATATGCCTTGACATCAGCTATATCGGCCTGATGGATCTGGCGATCGACAGCGGCTCTATTCGCTGGGGCCAGGCGAAGATCGTGCATGCCAATGACACGTTTGCCCTGAACGGCCTGGACAAACAGCCGCTGCACCAGTACTCGCCCTTCAGCAAGGCGCGCGGCGAGATTGTCGGCGTGTACGTGACGGTAAAGACGTTCGATGGCGAATACCTCACGGAGACGATGAGCATTGAAGATGTGTTCGCAATCCGTGATCGCTCCGAAGCGTGGAAGTCTTACGTGAAGGACGGAAGAACCTGCCCCTGGGTGACTGATGCCAGCGAGATGATCAAAAAGACGGTGGTCAAGCGCGGATCGAAGTATTGGCCGAAAACGGAGCGATTGGATAAGGCGATTCACTACCTGAATACCGATGGCGGCGAAGGTATCGAGCTGACCGGCCAGAACGCGCCTCAGAAGTGCCCCCAGGACGTGCTGGACGCTTGGATACACAAAGCCAAGGCCGCTACTACCGAACAGGAGCTTGCGGCCGTATGGGGTGGCGGAGCGGCGGCTATTCGCCCCTACAAGGACGGTGCGGCCTTCGAGTCGTTTAAGGGCGTGATAGGCGAGCGCCGCAAGGAGTTTGCAGCAGCAGCCGCGCCCATCGAAGGCACCGCAGAACGTGTTACCGAGGATGGTGAGCAATGATCATCCTGGAAGTCGATCAAGGTTCCGAGCAATGGCACAAAGCACGCGCTGGAGTAATCACGGCCAGCAAGTTTGGCGACGCAAGAGCCCGTTTGAAGAGTGGCAAAAACGCCGGCGACTATACGGCAGCCGCAAAAGACTATGCGTTCAGAGTGGCTGTCGAGCGCATCAGCGGCGAGCCATTGGACGAAGGTTTCGAGACTTGGCAGATGAAGCGCGGGCACGAACTGGAACCACAGGCGCGCATGGAGCACGAAGCGGTAACGGGGAAATTCGTTGACCGTGCCGGCTTCATCCTGACCGACGATCGCGTGTTCGGTGCCAGTGCCGATGGGCTGATCGATGTAGATGGTGGGTGCGAGTATAAATGTTTCATCGCCCCCGAGAAGCTGCGTTCAATCATCATCGACGATAACACCGATGACGTGATTGATCAGGTTATGGGTTGTATGTGGATTACCGGCCGCACCTGGTGGGACTTCTGCCTGTACTGCCCTGCTCTCGAATCGACGGGCAATCAGTTGAAGGTCATCCACATGGTGCGTGACGACGATTACATCAACGCACTGGAAGCCGACCTCTTGGAGTTCTCGAAGCTGGTCGATCATTACGAAGCAAAGCTACGCGCAGGCTCGATAGCCGCCTAACCCTGGTCGTGCCCCTTCGGGGGCTTTTTTTGGAGCAGCATCTTGGACAAAGCAGCTTATTTCTACCTCCACTTAGTGATCCTTGTCGCACTCAATTTCATCGTATATGGGTCATGGGTGCCGTCGCTCGTATCTCACGACAGTTACGAGGGTGTTGTCACCGGATTCGCTCTTGCGGTGCTGATGCCGGTATTCGATGCAAAGGGTATTCAGATACTCAAACAACAATGGAAATCAATCGGAGCAAAAAATGAAGAATCTAATTAAGTTGATAATAGTTATGTTCGCTGTGGTTTTGTTTTCAGCGTGCAGCAAGGTTCCTGCTGGAAATGTCGGCGTTAAAGTTTATTTGCTCGGCGGCGCGAAGGGTGTTGATACAGAGGTACTTACGCCGGGCCGCTACTGGATTGGCGTCAACGAGGATTTGTATCTGTTCCCAACGTTCACGCAAAACTACACTTGGGCAAAAGCCGCCGATGGTGATGAGTCTATTTCATTTCAAACTGTGGAAGGGCTGTCCGTAAACGCAGATATAGGAATTAGCTACTCAATTGATCCAGCAAAGGTGCCAGCAGTCTACCAAAAGTACCGCAAGGGGATTTCTGAAATTACAGATATTTACCTGCGAAACATGGTGAGGGATGCGCTAGTTACCTCTGCCTCCGATCTGGCAATCGAGTCAGTATATGGCAGGGGGAAAGCAGACCTAATCAAAGAGGTTGAGGCAGAAGTTAGAGCACAAGTCCAGCCAATCGGCATCAATGTTGAGCGATTGTATTGGGTTGGAGATATTCGATTGCCCGAGCAGGTAACCAAGTCGATCAATGCGAAAATTCAGGCTACACAAATTTCGATGCAGCGTGAGAACGAAGTTAAGACGGCTGAGGCGCAAGCAGCAATAGAGATTGCCAAGGCTCGCGGCGATTCGCAGGCGGTTCTGTTGCGTGCAGAGGCTGAGGCGAAGTCAATCCAGATGCGTGCCGATGCCCTGAGCCAGAATGCGCGCCTGGTAGAGCTGAATGCTGTCGACAAGTGGAACGGCGTGCTCCCCGTCAACATGTACGGCTCCGCACCTATCCCGTTTATTGGCCTGAAATAGAACTCACTCTTGCGCCGCCACTCCGGGGCGCTTTTTTGGAGCAGCTATGCTAGCCGTTGCCGAAAGTGTTCGTGGTTTAAGCCAGAGCGCATTGCTTCATGCGATATGCGGCGATGTCGCTAAGCAAAAGCAATGGGCAGGCAAATGGCTGGACACGGAAGGCTGGAAAAGACTTTTTACTGACGCGTGGGCGCGCGAGACAGGCCGCTCGCCGGGTCAGGTTGTGCCGTCGCTGGATGGCCAATCGGTGGTGGTGCTGAACATATCCACCCGTAAGCTACGCAAAAAAGAATTCGCAGAGCTGATTACGTGCACATTGGCTTGGTGCGATACAGAGGGCGTGCGACTGAGTGCGCCGGAACAATATTCGGATTACAGAGAGGCGCAAGCATGACCATACCGAAACTTGAACAGCGGCACTTCGATGCGCTGGAGAAAGCATTGACAGCCGCATTGATGTTTAATCGCAACTACTACATCGCGCTAAAAGAACTCCCCGCCATCCTCCGCGCGATGCAGGAGCGGATTGCGGAGCTGGAGCGCTTCGTATTCAGTCACGATTTGTACGGACTGCTGGCGGATATTCAGAACGGAATCGACAGTCCAGCGACGTGCAGCGTCGCTAATGGCCTGATTATCCGCGTCGATAAGCTGACTGCACAAGCCACCCCACCCCAGGCGCCTGCTGTGCCGGATGCCGAATTGGATCTTTATTACCGCGGCATCCGCGACGGAGTGAAAGCCGGTCGTCGCGAGGCTCTTGAAAAGATATACGAGGCCCTGGGCCTAGCCGACTACATCGCAGAGCGCATTGCGGAGGCTACTAGAAATGACGACTGAAGCGGGGAAGGTGCGGCGGTTTGATCTTGATCCGCATTGCGGGAGCATGGACCCAGAGGATGACGGGAAGTATGTGCTTTACACCGACTACGAGGCCAGCGAGCGGCACAAGAATCAGGCCCTTAGTGACTGGGAGGCTGCGCAAAGCCTTTATTTAGAAGCGCAGCAGCGCATCGCCGCCCTGGAGCAGCAGGTAGCGGAGCTGGGGAGGGATGCGGGGCGGTATCGATTTGTTCGCAATGCGGATCGATCAGACAAATACCTGCCCTGGGAACAATTAATCAGCTACTCGATGAAGTCGCTGGATGAAGCAATCGACGCCGCAATGGCACAGGAGAAAGAGCATGGCTGACGAATACCAGCTTCTGAGCGATGAATTGCTGCTGGAAATGTTCCCGTGCAGCCCCGGTGCTGAGGAGTGGGAACTCGCCCGCGCCATCGAACGCGCCACAATCGAAGCCTTCCGCGCGAAGCATCTGCCGGAGCTGAATCTGCAGCGCGCCTACGACATCCAACTAGCCGAGCTGATGCGGGCGAAGGAGCGGTGCTTGGAGCTGGAGCGAGCTGCAAAGCGCCTGCTCGACGCAACCAAGGCCAAAGACGATCTATTCGACCAGATCCGAGCCGCTGGGGTGC